ATTTGCTTTAACGTCTGCGATCAAAGGATTTACGGATTTTGCAATATATTCATAAGCCCCAGCAGGGCCAGCCGTCGAATAACTTTCGACGCTTTCCCGCATTCGTTTGTAAAATGCTTCGTCAGTTTCCCTTTCTGAACCACCTTCGCTGGTTGTAATGTTTGAAACGCTTTGCATGTATGGGAATATGTCAACCGCTGTTGCAATTTGCCCCGGTATAAATCCGTTCCCGCTGGTTCCTGTCGTTTGACATGCTGCCGGAACGTCAACAAATGTATTTCCGGCTTCTATAATGCCGATCTCGGTTGTTGCAAATATTATTTCCCCGTCAACCGTTGCCCGCGTTCCAACCGGAATAACAATCTGTGAAGCTTGTGGCTCCGATATAGTAAAACGCAAGGTTGTTGTTGCTGCTTTTGCTTCCAGCCTTACAACGTCCTTGAAAATCTCCGCCAGCGAATCTAAATATTCATTTTCTGCAAAGCGTGGTACGTTCTGCTTTGCGCTTTCGTTAATTAAAACCCTTTCTTGTGCGATTATATCGGCAACCCAAAGAATAAAAATCCTTACAGGGTCTGCTGGGTATAATGTCCGGCCTGTTATTAACTCATAGGCCGTTATAAGGCTGTTTTTTAGTTTTTCTGTATTTGTATCAACAAAGTTTATATTCGGAAAATTCCTTTTATCCGCCATTTATGCTCACCTCCACGAATGGAATCAATTTGCCGGGGTTTTCCCCCTGCTTGAAGTATACATTTTCAACGGTTGCCCTCGGTTCGTACGTTTCCACCGCGTCGATGATCTCGGCAACTAAAATTGCTTGCGCGGCTGGTAGGGGCTTGTCAACAAATTCTTGTTTAAGGCCCAGCCCTCGATCAAGAGGAACAGAAAATTGCGGGGTTGCAAGAATCATTGCAACATTCTGTAAAACCTCTTCTTCTACCGTTTGCGGCGCAAGGTTTATTTCAGCTATATTCGCCGTTACTGTATATAACATTTCACCACCTACCTTGCCGCATATGCTTCCAGCGTTACGCTTACTTTGGCTGTAAGCAAATTGCCTTTTTTATCGAACCTTTCCAAGTCCTTTGAAGTTTTTGTGATAACCCATTTATTCCGCCCGTATGCTTTTTGTCCAATTACAAGCCGCATTACTTTTCCGCTTCTTTCGGCATTCAGTAGTTTTATAATTTCATTCATAGGGTTAATGCCTAAAAATACGGAAAAATACATCGAAAACGTGATTGTATCATTATCTGTTCCGACGAATTCAAGTAACGTTTCCTGTAAATGTCTTTCGTGACTGGCATACTTTGCAGAACTGTCCCATTTTAAATTATCAAATGTATTTACTTGATTTCGGGAAACCGAAAAAACTATGTCCCCCAAAGTGCCTATTACCGCCATTAAATCCCTCCTAAATGAAAAAGCAACCGTTTAACGGTTTTTGAAAAAAACTTATTTTTCAAATTGCACCTATCACGAACCCGTCACTTTCTCCGTTCGGTAAATACAGGCACAAAACAAGTTGCCCGACATGCGGAAGCCACGGGGTTATTGTCAATTCGTGTGTATGGTTTTCTGTTTTCCCTTCGTGCGTGTGTCCCTCTGCTGAAAGAACGCCATATGTTAATTCCTTTTCATGCACGGTAATTGAAGGCTGATTTTTTAGAACGATCAATGGCCCTGAAACAAGATTTGCTTTGTCTTGAAATATTACACGGGCTGTTCTGCTCTCTGCGTTTACCGTGCTTACCCTTCCTATTCGCACAATATTTTTTAATGTGTTTAATTCATTCATCAATACCCCTCCAGCACTCTGTGAAGCTTTATTGATACTTTGTACCCGCTTGATACCGTATGAACTGCCTGTTCTATAATATATTTACCGTCAAACATGCCGAAACCGGATACATTGACCGTTACCCCTGCAACCAGCAAAACATCACCCACAAGCGTAAAATTTGCCGTATATTCGCTTTTGTTTTTCTGCCTTAACCTCTTCATTGCAAGTTGCCTGGCTTCTTCACGGTTTGAAACCTTTTCGTTGATCTCCAGCACTTGTCCGCTTTTGTCTGAATCCCTCGGTGTATAGGTGTATTCAATAACCTTTCCCGTCGCCGGGTCTGTATAGCTTACATGGCAACTGCTGTATGCCGTATCATTCATATTTGTTGAGAAGCTATATGAAATAATGTCGCTGCTGCCTTTTTGTATGGCTCTTACTGCTTCTTTTTGTTCGTAAGCCGCTTCATCGAATAGAACGATCATCTTTGCTGTTACCTTCAACGAAATACCAGCGTCCTTGCAAAGCCGCTGCAAAAATACAATGTCTGATTCTTGAACCTGTTCTTTTCTTTCATAAAGCGGGTCGATTGTTGATTCAAACATGCACTTTAAGCCGTTTGCTGCGGCGATTTCATTTGCTATTCCTGAAAGCTTTATTTTCTCCCATGCCTTTGTTTTCTTTTGTGTCCGGGCCGTGGAAGTGTAAGGAATAGAAGTGCCTTTTAACGTCACTTTTTGCGGTGGGCCGGAAGCGTCCACGCTATCAACTTCAAATAAACCGCAATCAAGAACCTTGACTTTCCCGTCACCTGTCCAGTTTTTTTGAATTATTATCGCTTGTATGGTTGCTCCTTTTGCGCCGCCGCTTCCTATTTCCTTGCTTTCGAATGCTTCTACTTTTGTAACCTGATCTTCTGCAAACCAGCCTTTTTGATCTACGTGGATAGGGTAAGGAACGCCGCTTTTTAAGTTTAGCCGCGTAATCTTCCCTTTGTAGTTTGTCAGCATTGCACCCGGCGTTCCGTTTCCATAACTTGAATATTGCGGCCTTCCTGTAACTGTTACTTCGTCGCCTACATTCCAGCCCGTTCCTGTGTCTGTTGACTGTTCGGAGGATTCCGGCTGGGCTTGTGTGTTTAACCATGAACCCAGCCAGATATTGTCCCGGTCGTCAACTGCAATTTGCAGATCGTCGGTTTTATCCTCTTCATTATCTGTGTAAGTAAGGGAATTCAGGTATTTGCGAATGTCAACGCTTATATCAACGCCTTCAAATATCACCTTTAGTTCTGTGCGGCGGGCAATGTCTTTTTCGCTCATAGCGTCGTCCCCCTCTTCCACGGCGGCAATTCTGCCGGAACTTCCGCTTCAACGTCAGGAATCGTCAATACAATTCCGGCAGGAAAAATATAAACGTTCCGGTATTGCTTGTTTGCTTCGATAAGCTTATTCATGTATGATTCGCTTCCCATTACTTTATAAGCGATACCGTCCCATCGATCTCCTGAAATTGTTGTATACGTATTATCCATAACGCTGCCGCCTTTCATCATCTTCTTTTTTGCGTATCCATTCATCAAGCATTTGCAGCAAGTTTTCATTATTCCGCTGCAATTTTTCTTCTAAATCGTCCGGTGCGGCTCCGTCAACCTGAATTAGCGGTTTATTATGAATCGTTATTTTAGTTCCTCCATAACTTACGCCTGCTGTAACCGTTGCCGGGGTTGCGTATCCTCCCGCAAATGCAAGCCCGCCCGCTCCACTTCTCGGCATTGGAAAATCAAAATCTTTAATCCTCCTGATTATGTCTAAAAACGCTTGCGTCTGCTTTGCTGTATAAACCGTTCTTCCCGGCGCATTTGTAATAAGTTCAGGGCCTTTTTCTCCGGCAATGAATGTTGAAGGCGTGTTTTTGCTTCCTTTTGCCAGCATGGGTATTTCGGGAATATTAATGCCTTTTCCGCCTACTAACGGCACCCAATCCGGTATTTTAAGCTTGTTAAGTCCCCTGATAAGTGTATTTATTGCTGTAATGATGAAATTCAACGGGGCCTTTACTATACTTTTAAGGGCTTCCCATACTCCTGCGAATATGGATTTTATACCTTCCCACGCCTTTGTCCAGTTGCCCGTAAAAACGCCGATGATAAAATCAAGAACGCCTTGAAGCACTTTCAAAACGCCGCCGATTATGCCCGAAATCGTTTGAACGGCAACTTTTATAATGTCTGTGATTGTCGGCAATACAAACTGAATTACGCTTAATATTGCCGCCGCAACGTTAGAAATTACCGTCCAAAGGTTCTGAATAATACCTGAAATTATCGGTGCCCATTCTGCAAACTTTGCTGCAATTAACGGTAAAACCTCTTCTACGATGAACCGGAATAAGGTTTCTATGATCGGCCTTACATAATTGTTGCAGAATGTTATAAATTCGCCGATTATATCCCGTACAGTTTTAATCATTGTAAAAACGCCGTCTATTACGCCAGCCGATTTCTCACCGAAAATATTTACAAGGAAATTTCGTGCGCTCCCCAGCGATTCATCAGAAAAAATATTCTTTATGGTTTCGCCTACGTTTTTAACGACGTTCATTATTTTGTCAAATACTGCTGCCGCTTCCGGGCCGAACTTTTCTTCTATAAAATTGTGTACGCTGTCAAGGTTTCCAAATAGTATTTGAATTCCTGCAACAATGGCTGCTATTACACCAACAATCGGAAGTACACTTCCGGCGATTCCTGCAAGTGGCCCCAGCGCGGTCATAATCAATTTACCTACAGGGCCAAGCACCTTCGCAAGCTTCCCGAATCCTCCGGCAAGAACTGAAACAACTTTCCCCAGCGGGCCTTTCGTTATTGCGCTTCCTATTGTTGCAAATATTTTTGTTACTTTCCCTCCGAAAGAAGTAAACACGCTTGTAAGCGCGCCACCGAACCCTCCAAATACCTTTGAAAGCCCGCCCGCAATACCTTTAAATACTCCTGCTGCTTTAGTTCCTCCGAATGCGCCTGAAAAAGCTTTTGATACACCGCCAGCCGCTCCTTTCACTCCACCGAAATAATTTTTCAGCCCTGTTGCCAGCTTGCTT